CGACCTCGACCTCGAACTCCAGGGTCCCGCGAATCGAGCCGGGGAGCTGCGGCGAGTTGCCGAAGTAGGGGCGGACCAAGTCGCGGCCGACGGTCTCCCCGTCCTGCGGCGTCAGGGTCAGGTTGCGCACCAGGATGGCATTGGCCGATCCGGTCGGCGTCGGATCGACGCCATAAGAGCCTTCAATCTTCGCCAGCAGGACTGTCTTGCGCTTAAACAATGGCATGATTGTGCCTCTTTCTTTACGTTATGCAATCACCTGGAAGGACTTACTCGCCCAGCACCACCTCTGGCTCGTCTGGGTTTTGAGTGCGCTCAAGCAGCTCGATCTCGCCGTCCTCGTTGACCCGGTAGCTGCCGCCCTTGCCGGCGACAAAGTCTTCTGCACTTGACATCACATGCTCCAGTTTCAGGAATCAACAAATTACGTCTTGCGCGCTCTCGCTCGTGAAAAACTGCACCGTATACGACAGCGTCACACGGCCCAACGATTGCTCTGCGCCGTGATCAATTGTTTTCGCCTTGCGCGTTAACGTCAGCTCACCAATGCCAGCGACAGAGAGCGGTCTTGCTAACGCGTGCTTTGCTTCTAGACAGATCTGATCCAGCGTGGCAGACACATCATCAAGCGCCATTGCGATTGCTTGCACCTCAATCTGTAAATTGCGCTCATACACACGAGGAGTCGATACCGAGATAGCGGAAAACTCCTCTTCCAGATCAATAACACGCAAGCACGGCAAGCCCCACGCTTCCACCGACCGATCGGTGCGATCCGACACGCGGTCGCCAGTTGTCGGCAGCCCGGTCAACGCAGCGATCACTTTCTCGACGATCTGGCGCGATGCGTCAGCCATCAGCAACCTGCAGCGCCAGCATCACGTCGCCGGCGTCCGGATCGGCCTGGATGCGTGAGATGCGGTAGTTCTTCTCGCCCACAGTCACCCAATCGCCGCGCGAAACGCCGTCCGCATCGGCGATTGTCATGCGCAACATCGGTATGTAGGTGTCCACGTCGATGTCTGACACCACGGCACTGGTAAACACGGCAGTCACCTTGCGCTCAGGCACACCGGAGGAATGCAGAGTCACTTCTCCACCGATGCGCCCGATCATGCGCGCCGTATGTGCCGCCCAATCGACCATTAAGTGCCAGGCTGCGACGCGCCGTTGAGCTTGATCCAGACGGTTGACGATGGATTGGACGCGGCCGTGACGGCAACGCCCACAAGACGCTGACTTGACGTGGTCTTGTTCACCACCTTGTTCGTCGCGTCCCAATACAGCGCGTCGCCGACAGAGATCGCAAGCGCCGAGGTCTTGCCGATCTCGTGCACGCCCTCGACGAAGAACGAGCCCTCAACGCCGTTCGCCACATCGGCCGCGGCGATGCCGAACAGCGTAGTGCCGAACAGATAGCCAACGCCGGATGCGACATCAGCTCCTGGAGCCAGATTCAGAATGTCGCCTCGCTGCACAAACTTCTTAGTCATGATCGTGTTGCCCTTTCAGTTGTTCGCTCAAGCGCCGACGTTCTTGTACAGGCCGCGGAAATCCAGGGCCTTCGCAGCGAAGTCAAGCCGCGCCTTGATCTCCAGCCCGTCCACCTCGAAGCCATTGCGCGACTCGATGTAAACGCCGTCCTGGCCGTCAAGGTAGCAGTACTCGATCGTGTCCACCTGCATCGGGTCCGCTGCGAGATACCACGCGGTACCACTGGCAGCATCAAGCCGCGGCTCGGCGATGACCTGCAGCGTGCCAGCGAACGGGTTGATGTTCGATCCTTGCGCTGCCATGTACGCTTGCGAGGTGTATTGCTGAGCGATCGTTTCCTTCGCCGCCGGGACAAGCAGGAACTTCGGCGTGACGTTGATGTACCGGCCGTCGATGCTGGTCTGCTTGCGCATCAGCGCCCGGGCGACGCCGAGCGAATCGACCGAGATCGCGGTGCCCGAGGCGGTAAGGTTGCCGTGGTTCGCGTGGAAGATCGCAGTGCTGTCGGTGACCAGGGCCGCATTGGCGGTAAGCACCGCCCACACAACGTCGGACTCCAGCGTCGCGGCCGAGAACCCAAACTTGCGCGGGATGTCGGCAAAGGCCCCGAGGTCATCGTTGATGATTACCTGGCGGGTGACGGCAACGATCCTCCCGTACGTCACGAGCTGATAAGTCTCTTTCCCTTCGCCGATCGTCCCGACCGTGAACTCGCCGTGTTCGTTCACTTTCTGCAGCGTCGGCGCATCGCCCATCGCGCTGCGCTGGATCGTCTTGAAGTCTGGAGCAGTAGACCGCGAGGCCCACGGCAGGAACGTGCGCGGCGCCATCTCGTAGCCGGCGCGCAGCGTCTTGTTGGCGACGTTGGCCAGGATGCCAGGGAAGTCGGACGTTGCCAGGGCGCGCTGCGCGAGCTGCATCTTGTCGAACCCGCGAGTCGAGACGCCTTCGCGCTCCAGCACTTCCCGCCCAAGCTCAAGCAACGACAGTCCGCGGTATTGGCGCCCGTTGTCCGTCAGTTTGTGTTGCCCGGGGCTCGCACGGTGCAGGAGCGCTTCCTCGATCCCGGAGCGGCGATAGTCGCGCTCATCTGCGCCCATCGTGACATGCGGCGCCCGGGCTTGCGTGCCCTGCAAGTCGCGAGTCGCCAGGGTCTCAAGGATCTTGGCGCGCGCCGCATCGACCGTGGCGCCACCATCGACCAGCGATGCGCGCAGATCGGCGAGGCCGTGGCGCTCGCACAGCGCAGAGATTTCGGATACCCGCGCGCGCTCCGCAATCGCGGCTTCCGCTCGCACGGCGTCGAGATCAACAGCAACAGCCGTCTTGTCTTCGGTAGGCATTTCTCGTCCTGTTTCTGGTTGTGGGGCTTGCGCCCGAGTCTCAAACACGCACGCAGTAAGCGGCTGCGCAGCCCGCACGCCGGCGCCGGCGTCGGCGCCGATCGGAACCATCGATAACTCCATCGGCTCCCAATCGACGGCGCGATACACCGGCACGTCGCCCTCTTCGATGTGATACTTGCGCACGGCATAGCCGACGCTGACGTTTCGCAGAATGCCGCTCTGCACGTCGGCGATGATCGGCTGCACGTCCTCGCGCTCGGAAAACCGGACCGACGCCCGCGCCTCACCGTCGGCAATCCACGCGCGCTCAACGACGCCGATTACGTCGGACAGATCACGCGATTTGTGAGCGGCGAGCAGCGGGGCGCCGGCATTCAAGCGCGCGAGATCAACGTCACCATCGGCGAGCGACAACTCCTCGTGGTAAGTCTTTCCGGTCCACCAATCAATGCGGCGCACAGAAGCGCCGGTGGACCACACGACCTCGACGGTGCGCGCTTTCTTGTCAAGCGTGGCCGGCTGGAACGATGCAGACCGCGTCTGCAGCGGAATCTCTCGTAACATGGCATTCCCGTTTCCGATAATGTCGCGAGACTAATGCGGAAACTGTCTCACCATCTAGGGAAGCCGTGAGACAGTTGCAGAGGCTTCTGGCTTGCCCTTGGTGAGCAACAGCCGCAGCAGGTTGATCGCCCCGGACTGCTCAAGCCTGGCATAGTCTTCGCCCATCTCTGCAAACACAGAATCAGGCTGATAGCCGCGCTGGCGCAGCTTCTCCGACAGCGATGCAAGCCCGCTTGCCACCTCGGATGCGTCAGCCTCAACGTCGTGCAGCGGATTGACGTAGTCCCACTTCGGCGTCGTCCACTCAACCGCATAGTCAGGACGCGGTATCTCACCGGCCAGGACGGCCGCGTCAACAAACGCCTGCCACGTCGGTGTCAGCAGTTTCGGCACAATGCAGTGCCACTGCCGCTGCTCGCAGTGCCGGCGGAATTCCAGCGTCCCAAGCCGAGCGCTTGAGAAATTGACCTGCGACAGATCGCCCGTCAGCATTTCGTAGGTGACACCAAGACCGGCCGCAACGGCGTACAGCTGCATCCGCAGGTAATCCGCATACCCCGGCGCCGCCTTCGGCTCGGCGATCGTGACGCCTTGACCGTTGGTCGCAAGGATAGCTCCAGGGCGCAGCGAACCAAGCTCGCCGTACATGCGAGCCTTTGCCGCGGCCTCGCTTTGCGACGAGCCATCATCCGGGATCGCAAAGTCGTCTCCGCTGCCAGTGATAAACACCGACATCATCGCCTCGTTCTGCTTGCGCGCCAGCTCGGCGTCTTCGTAGATCGCCAGATCGCGCAGCCGCGCGATCACCGGCGCAAAGCGAGTGATGCCGCGCGCCTGTCCAGGGCGATCAGGAGAAAACAAGTGCACAATGCGCGCGGCATCGTATCGCTTGCTTGACAATGACCCCAGCATCCCGGATCGCGAGAATTCACCAGGGTGCGTGTCGAACAGCCAATACGCTGCGACGCGCCCGATCGGATCAAGCTCGACGCCGGAGATGATCTGTCCGCCTGAACTTGTCTTTCCGTTTTTTCCAACGTCGAGATAGTCGATCTCAAGCAGCTGCACCTGCAGAGGCACGGGCAAGCCGTCTGTTGGCTTGCGCGAGCGGAACCGCAACAGCACCTCTCCGTCCTGCTCCATCGCGCGGCATGCGCGCGACTCGATCCCGAGGAAGTCGGTATGACCATCAGCATCGGCTACAGGCGTCCAGCGAGCCCACATCGCGTCCAGCGTGGACCGGATACGATCGTCTACCGCAAGCGACTTCGGCAGAATACCCTCGCCGATTGTGTTGCTTACGATGGCATTCAGCGCCTTGGCTGCGTATGGATTGTTCTGCACCAGGCTGCGAGCGCGTGCCCGCAGCATCGCGCCGTCTGCGTAATGGTCAGCGTTTGCCGACGCACCGCTGCGCCGCGGGAGCCAGCCATCCTTCGTGCTGGCGCCCTCGTATGCGCGCACCTTGACCATTGCGCGACGCGCCAAAGCGCGTCGCAGCGCTTTGGCCGGATCGATGTACGCGATCGCCTTATCCAGCAGCGTGTACTCGATCGAGGCCATCAGTCGCGCCTCCCGGCGGCAGTGAAGTAGTACACCGCGCGGCGCGATCCTGACTGCATAGCCACGAGCCCTGAGAGGTGCTCGCGCGCTCGCTTGAGCTCGGAGATGGAGCGATAGGTAACCGACTTTCCGTCAACGGTGACGGTCAACTCGGCATTGGCGATTGCAGCATCGATGTTGTCGATGTCAGATTGAGAGATAGCCATCGCAACATGCTATCCGCCATCCTGTCTCACCATCTAGGCAAACGGTGAGACAGTCTCTGCC